ATGGCAATAGTGGTGGTATTACTCCAATGAGTCGAAGAAGACCCTCAGCAAAAAGTGCAAGAACAACCCAACCAACACACATTGAAATAATCGAAGCGTTACGATTATGTCTGCGTATGGCATCATCAATCATCTCCTGTACTTCTTCTTTTGTTGTGAACTCAGGGGGTTCAACATCTTTACCCCAATTCTTAAACATGGATCATCTCCATAGCATCATGTAATTCTTTTGAGTGGTGTAATTCATCATTCAAAATCTCTAGGATCTTGTCGTCATGCCCATTGAGAGCAAGAAACTTAGCGTAAGTTTCTGCTGCGTGAATCTCTACTTCGTAGGAGAGATGGTAAGCAAGGCGAGGAGCCACCCAATAATAAACCACGTTACTCCAATAGTAGATAAGAACGAGATGCTTGGCAACAAAGCGGTCAATCCAATAAGAATTACCACCCCTACCTTCCATGTATTCCAGATGTTCTGTTTCATTGACTGACTGTTCAAAGTGCTGTTTCATTAAAAATAAATGCTCAGGACCGCGAAGTCCCATGCTTTCACGAAAATGTAGTACACTGAGGAACGCAAAATATGGTGCCCGAGCAATTTCCTCAAGCACCCAGAATCTTTGATAGTCTCTCCCTCTATAGAGAAAGTCTAAAATTGCCACAGTGATATCTAATACAACTGTGTTAAACTGTTTCATTGGACATGTACCGTGCCGATCATTCCTGCTCCTTTATGTGGACCACACCAGTAAGTGTAGTCACCAGCATCAGGGAAGGCAACTTCAAAGTCTTCGCCTGGTAACATTGCCAGGGCTTCGTGACCTAACTCTGGATGATCTTCTACTACCACATTATGTGGAGGCAGCATGTTGTTGATGAAATGAACCGACTCACCCGCAGAGATAGTAACCTCTGCTGGTTCAAATACTAGATTACCGTTCGCGCCCATTTGTACATCTACAGCCCAAGCAGGTGTAGCAAGAAAGAGTGTTGCTAAAAGAGCAAAGAAAAACTTCATGTAGTTTTGTGCGACTACAATATCTAGGTATTTCTGTCACATAGGTATGTCTTTGTAACAAGGATTTGTTTTGACTTCCTGACTTACCAATTCCCCAAATTCTGTAACACAGTTACACCATTTTTTTCTTAAATCTTTTGCTCTGGGATCTTTCTTTTGAAACAGTTCAAACCACTCACGCCACATTGTGGCACACTCATCAGACTTCTGCTGAAGATGCGGTTCCTTGTACACTGATGTACTCTTCTTTGTATGCTTTTAACTTCTGAATTAAATCGTCGTATTGTTCCCACATATATTCCGACCCAGTTTGATCCTGGTATACCTTACAGGCATTCATGAGGCGATAGATATCCTGTTCCTTGAATCTCATGGTGAAAACGCAGTGCGCTCGTAGTATAGATATTTATTCGGGGGTTGACAACCTGCTACATACACAGTAAGATGATGGAGTCGTTATGAGGATTCTACATATGGCAACCGCCGTCATGGCAGGTGCTCTCGGTGCCCTGGCAACCGCTCAGTTTCTTGTACCATATCAGAAACCTGTTGTAGGAACAGCACCACCACCAGTAAGGATTCCAGTTGTGGTATATGAACCGAAATGGAATTGTCCTTCTTGTACTCCTGAGGAAAAGTATGTCCTTAAAGAACTCCAAGAACATACCAAGATCACTGATAGGAACGCCCTATCAACAATCATGGGGAACATCAAGCAAGAGTCCAACTTCATTGCTAACGTTTGCGAAGGTGGTGCTAGAGTCCCTTATAGTCAGTGTACTCGCGGTGGCTATGGTCTCATTCAGTGGACATCATTAGGACGTTATAATAACCTGGGTAAGTTCTGTAATAAGTTTTCTTGCGATCCTAGTACACTAGAAGGTCAGACTCGCTATATGATTAATGAGTCTGTGTTCCAACGTTACCTTCCTGAGTTTGAAGGTCGCGGGAAAACTATTGACCAGTACATGGTTCCAGCATATTATTGGTTGGGGTGGGGTATCAAGGGATACCGCGAACTTTATGCTCACGAATACTATAAGAAATTTTCACTTTCATGAACGAAGACTGGCGCTACAATGAAGACAGGATGAAACTCAGGCAAGAAGTCCTGAGTATTCTTCTTAAGAAGTATGGTGGTGAACTTGATAGCACTCGAAAATCTAAGTATACTAATCAGTCTATATACCAGTGTGCTCATGATTGGGTGTCACAGGGACACAAAATTTCCTCTGGTGTAGTCAAGTACTACGAAGCATATTATGCGACCGACGAGTGAGTTCTCACCAGGAGGACTTGACGTAACTCCAGTTAATGTGTTACGATTACTAAGTGAACTTGAGGGGTCATCCCAACTCCTCAAGTACATGGGTTTCCAAGAAGATCAGGAAACCCTTGACAAACTTAAGAAGAAGTACTATACTATGTACTTCAGACTTAAGAAACTTGAGACTCGCTAGCTCAGTTGGATAGAGCAACTGCCTTCTAAGCAGTCGGTCGAAGGTTCGAGTCCTTCGCGAGTCGCCTCGCCCTTGTAGCTCAGTGGTAGAGCAGGGCTTTTGTAAAGCTCAGGTCGTCTGTTCAAATCAGATCGGGGGCTTAACGGACTGGAATACATCCGTGCTCACATCTCCGAGAGAAAAAAGAATCGGAAACCCAACCCATGTGAGAGAGAGGTGGGATCCCTCTTGGTGCCACCGCTGCTGACGAGCAGCGGTTATTATTAATCTTACTGTATTATGTCTTCTGTTTTTGATACTGTAAATTATTGGTCTTTTCAAATTCCTAATTATGAAGAGATACTAGAATTTTCAAGTACAAAAACAGATGAAGACATTGACAATCAAAAGTTTGACTGGGGTAAACATTGTGATATTGATAGAATTCCCATTACTGGGGCAGAATTTCAACATCTTTTACAACCATCAATAAATTTGTTTTCTGAATCTGTTGGAAAAACATTTAAATATACATTATATAATCCCTGGATAAATGTATATAAAAGAGGATTCTTTCAAGAAGTACATACGCATGAACCCCATGATGTCTCTTGTGTCCTCTTTTTAAATACAGGAAAAAATTTTTCTGATTTTTATTTTTTTAATCGTTATGATGTTACTTATTCTTCTTTGTGGAAGAGTATCTTAAATGTGAAAAATAAACATTATCCAAAAATTAAAGATGGAACAATCATCTTTTTTCCTGGCAATACTTTACATGGTGTTAGTAAACACAATAGTGATATTGAAAGAAGAACAATAGCATGTAATTTAGACTTGACAATTGTATAAAACTATTATACAATAAGAATATCATTCCTCCTTAGCTCAGCGGTAGAGCGATTGACTGTTAATCAATTGGTCCCTGGTTCGATCCCAGGAGGGGGAGCCTCGCTTGATTAGCTCAGCGGTAGAGCATCTCGTTTACACCGAGGCGGTCGGCGGTTCGATCCCGTCATCAAGCATAGTATACTTATACTAATGAAACACGAAAAACTTCACACAGAAATTAAAGATCTTCAAAATGACCTTACTTATATTAGAGGTCTACTTCATACTATGAGTCACCAGATTCAAGATCTTCATGAACAACTTGAGCAAACTTATAAACCAGAGAAACCCTATGTACATCCCTGGTATAAGTATAAGAAAGATCTTCTAGTTTCTACTGGTAATTACCAAGACTGACCCTCGGGTCTTAACGGGCATTAGTTCAGTTTGGCAGAACGCTGCTTTTGGGAAGCAGAGGTCGTAGGTTCAAATCCTACATGCCCGATTTATGTGTTATAATTAGTAGTGTATTTCATACACAATAATGAACAGACAAAATCTTCTTCGCAAGTTCCCTGAGGACATTTCAATTCTTAATGATGCCGTTGATGGAGTTGTAAATCTTGAAGATGAGTATCCACATCTTTACAAAAAGATCTATGAGTTTTATGATGTGAATGGTTTACAACTCTTCGGAGACCCCGATGATGACTACGAGGTGGTCCTAACCCAGTTAGAGAAAGACCTTGACATCCTTGTCTGACCCTGCTATTATTATCCAGTAAGTCATTTTGATTATGAAAGTTCTTCTTGAGCGTTTCCCCTATCGGTACATTGAGAACGGAACCCTAGACAATGGGTTCCCTGACTACCGCATTCAGAAAGCAAACGAGTATACCAAGCGTTATTCTGATATGTACCTTTGTGATAATGGTATGCAACTTACTACAGCAATGGAAGATTTTGAGTATACTAAATGGTTAGATCCCGATCGTGTTCCCTGCTATGTAAAAGATGTCGTTAAATAACACAAACCTAAATTTCAATAACGAAACTAAATTTGTTCCCGCAAAACCTCCTGAATTTACAAACACTATGACTACCTACGAACGCCTTGATGCTGCTGAGAAAGAACTCCGTGCTGCTCTCAGTTCTGTGACTGGTAATGCTTCTGCTACCAATCTTCGTAAACTTCTTAATATCATTGAAGATGTTGAGAAAGTAAAGCGTGCTTATGTCGGAAGCAATGATCTTAAGTTCAGTGCTCCTGATCCTGTTGATTACTCTACTGATTCTGGGTATGTTAATTTTGATTTGACTGATACAACTTTTGCTGCTGGACCAGTCAACATTCCTGGTGCCTCTGGTCAGGACGTGATTACATTTTCATAATTAATGATTATTGACCCAACAAATCCAGAAAATTGGTATCTTGGTCGTTTTTGTGAGAGTAAATTCTTTGATGAAAATGAACTCACTAAAATAAAGTCTTGGATTAATACACAAGAATGGGTTGATGGAATAGAATCATTAGAGTGGCATTCTGGTGGTGATCCTCATATTGTAAAAATGAACCAAAAAACTGAGGAAAGAATTCCACCAGCACTTTTTTGGACTTTTGTTCATAAAAATAAAACATTTAGTAATTTTACAAATCCAAAAGAAAGTTCACAACCCATGTGTACTAAGACACCAGTGGGTGGATACTATAAACCTCATTTTGATGATGTTTCTCTTGGTCATTATTCAACAACAATTTTTATCAATGACCCTGATGAATATGAAGGTGGTGAGTTAGTGTTGTGGTTAGATGGAAAGGAAGTATTCTTCAAACCAAAATCTGGTATGGGCATAACTTATGAAACTGGTATTGGTCATAGAGTTAATACAGTTACAAAAGGTGAAAGGATAGCATTTGTATTTTGGTCACAGTGCTCATGGAATAATCTTGAAAAATTCAAGAAATGGAGATATTATAAATTCATGAGTAATTATAAGTATAGAGAACCAGTGTG